AGCACTCAACATCGACCAACCTAACAACATCGGAACTTCAGCCGCTGACTTCTACCCGGATTCGTTTGGCAAACTGGATGAGTCCCGGCTCACAGTGAACGACAGCCTGTATGTTGTGGCTGGCAATGACCAGGCTAACATTGGACCAATAGACCTCTATGTGACCTGCCGCATCAAGTGCCGCATAGTCAAACTCACCACGAAGGACTGGATGGCGATTGCGATCCAGAGCACGGCCAGTGACAATTGAGGTGGTTAGCCTGGCTAACTTCTGTCCGAACTGCGGAGAATCCCTAGGCTCTCATTCATCAACGTCGACGTCGATGAAGCCTATCGTCACCGGAAAGCGTGTGAAGAAGGTCAAGCGTAAGGCGAGCGCGTACAACAAGCGGTATGCGAAGGCGTACAAGCGACTCAAGAAGAAGCATCCACGGACCTCCTTCGCTGGATTGGCGAAGAAGGCCCACCGATTAGCCAGGAGAAAGTAGAATGGCGAAGAAGGATAAAGTTCTGGAACGCCTGCTCAGGCAGTTCATACCTTCCGTGACCGTCACGGTAGAACCCTCAGGTTTTCTTGTATCTGGAGGAGGATGGGAGATCGTCGATGCGGAGGACTCCGATGGCAACCCGACTTATTGGGCCGTGTATCGATCCTACTTCGATCTCTCAGGGATTGTTGAAAGGCAACAAACACTATTCACAGTCAACCCGATGTTCCAGGAAGGATGCGACTGGAACTTCCAGACCACCAACCCTCAGGGTGCGCTTCAAGTCTGGGATCTGATTACACAGGAATACATCACCGATGCAACCTTCAATGGTGTTGTGGCCGGTTCTGGAAATTGGATTCCCCCTGGTCTGACTGCAGGGCGTTCTCTCCTGGGTGTGATTAGGATCGGAGCGGCTTACGAACTGGAGGACGTCCATTATGGGAATGCGAGGTCCTTCCAATATGGAGCAACTACGGGATTGGGAACCTCACCATTCCTCCCGAATCAAACTAGGTCAAGTTCCTTTGGAGTCGGCGCAGCTACAGCAGGCCAGAAGTTGTACATCACCAGGGCGCTTCACCTTTCCAGCGCATTGTCGTTAGACCTTCCACCCGCAGACCAAAACGAGATAGTCACTCCTCCTACCGCTGTCGTGGCTCCGGCACTCATCGCCCTGGAGACAGATCTCCGCTACATCGAGCGCCTCCGACGATCCTACGTCGTTCAAGCGACGGTGGATTGAATGTGGTGGAAGATACCCCTCGCCTTGGGTGTGGGAACTGGTGTAGGTATCAAACTTCAAGGTGCCAGCCTAGCGGAGGCTGTCGCATGGACAGCCTTGACTACTGGAGTCACCTCAACCATTGGTTCAGGTAGAGCATGGCGAGCCGGTTGGAGTATAATGAGATTTGTAATACCTCTTGTTGTACGCACAGCGGCTGTGGTTGTCAGCGACGCTGCGATCATCGGCCGTGCCGCATTGGGAACAACTACGGTAACAACAGCGGCTTCTATTGGTGCTGGTTATGCAATCGGGGCGGTGGCGGGAACTGTCGTCGTGAGCGAGGCAGAGAAGAGAGAGATAGTCTACGAAGGAGCGACAGCCGATGTCATTGACTTCTATTTGGGCGAGGGTCACTATTGGGAACAGGGCGCAGATGACCCGACGCCTGGCTACTTCAACATCCCTGGCAACGCATCCTTGATCGCCAAGCACTACTGGAACAAGTGGACCTGATGACCGAGACAGAAGTTGAGAACCTATCGATGAGGCTGCTCCGAGTCGAGCGTCTCATCTATCTGATCGTCGGGCTCCAGGCACCGGGCCTGCTGCAGCTAGTAGGGGCGCTCTAGTCCCGGACTATTGTGTGTACTCGTCTAGGGATTGCTGCACCATAAACTTCCTTTTTTTATTAAGGCACTTGTCACAGGTGATTGTATAAATCAAAGTCCCATACTTTTCCTTATCTCGGCAGTCATTTTCATAGCACCACGTTCTTTCACTCATTCAATCACCCCTTTCCTTCTTCTTGATTGTCTGAATCTGGTGCATCTGAGCCTTATTCATGGAGACTAATGCATTGATCGCTTCCCCAACAGTCGTATATCCAAGGTCCGAGAGAACGCCCTCCCCTCTCATCTTCTGGTCGAGGTCCCTCTTCTCTATGATCGCACTGAATACTTGGCTCCTACGGCCTCTTGGCACCTGTATGTAAGCACGATACGCTTGGTCTGTCAGGTTCAAACTCACTACTGGCATATGAACGGCGAGGTATATCTTCTTATTAAATCCTACTAACGGTGAAGCAAAAAAAAGTCAACTAGATAACATAAGGCTCGCTTCGCTACGCTCATGGCACGTTGCCTGTCCGCAGGAGCAACGGGTTAGCGCCTTAGTCAGTGGGATGAGCGTTCCTGTGTTCGGACAAGGGAGATAGGGCGCAGAATGGACGCAAGCGCCCATTTTCGCCCGAATCTATAGATTATATACCGTGGCCACCCGCGTACGCGCATGGCAACGAGCAAGACCGGATCGTTCTGGCTGACTGAAAACGTAACCTTGACTGCGGGTGCTGCCGCAAGCAGCAGGTTCCAGGGTACGATAGATCTGGGTGCCTACGTTGACGTGGGCGACCAGCAGGCGATCGCCATCGAATCTGTGGACTGGGTTTGGCAAACAGGGACGGACTACGGCAATGAGTTCCTGAGTTTCCTGAACAACAGCGGTTCGGTGGGTGCGCAGCTCACAGACCTCAACCCCGGAACTCTGTTCGTTCGAGCAGACGATAACAGTCTGATTGCATCAGGAGCACTCAACATCGACCAACCTAACAACATCGGAACTTCAGCCGCTGACTTCTACCCGGATTCGTTTGGCAAACTGGATGAGTCCCGGCTCACAGTGAACGACAGCCTGTATGTTGTGGCTGGCAATGACCAGGCTAACATTGG